GATGATGCCGTTTCCCTTGTCCCAAACGAACGATTCACCGGCCGGTACCGCATCGACAAATACGTTGTCGTAATGCCAAAAATCAATGGTTGAAACCGTCGGGATCTGCCGTATGATAGTGCCGCCTTCAGACTGGGTCGGGTAATATTTGATTTCCTCTTTTTTATGCTTGTGACCCACATGCCACTCCCTGAACTTGCTTTTGCCCCACATGTCAGGGAAAAAATGCGGCAGGATGTTGACAAAATTAACCTGTCGGCGCGATCCGTCGTGAGCGAACCCGACTAAAAGATTTCCCCACAGCACGGCTTTCCTATGTTCGGGGCCGTTTGTAACTGTGATCATTTTGTCGTTTTTAAAGTGCTCTTTGACGACCTCGGACAGAAAAAAGCTGGCATGAATGTCGTGGTTGCCGGGAATCCATAAAATCTCGACCGGGGCGACCTCTCTGCACATGTAAACGGTTTTTAAAAAAGATTCCTTGGCTTTTTGGTAAATTTTTGGTAAGCGGGAATCAGTGTCTAGACCGTGACCGGCTTTTGGGGTGGTGCTTGTGTAGTTTTCGATGTGCATGAAATCATTTCCGAGCACATAATAAATCTTTGAAAGTTTATAAGGCGCAAGGTGATTTAAATTTTTCTCGCAGGCATCGAGCAAAACTTTTCCGCCAATATGTAAATCATAGTCACCCTGACCGACTTCCTTACCCCAGGCAAGTTTTCCGATATGCACGTCATAAAGCGCCATCTCACCGGCAAAGTCACCCTTTGGGACCGAGAAGCTGTGTTTTTTCGGAGGTGTGAACTTCGGGATTTCTTTTATGAGATTTCTTAGTGCAATTTCAAGCGGCTCAATCGTACGGGGTTTGAGCCACATTTTGACTTGCCAGTTTGTCTTCGTTTCAGGCTTTTCGGTCCCATCTTTTTGAACCACTTTCATGGTAACCTGCCAGTTGTTTACCTCGTAGCGTTCGACCGCCCAGCGTTCAAGGTCGATGTCGGCTAAATCAAGCGCCTGATCCAGCGTGTGGCAGGTAAAGGAGTTGACTTCAACAGATCCGGAGTCGTTGTTGAATTTTCGTTTGATTCTATCGGATGCAATTACGGGTTTTTCATGGGGCTGGGCGGGGTATTTGCCGGTTTTGTGTTTTTGAAGAACTCTGTAGACCCATCTGATGTTACAGTCGTTTTCATTTGAAAATTTTTGTCTGTTAAAATCGGGGTCTTTTTTGTATTCGTCGATAATTTTTTGCGACAGCGGCGTGTCCATACTCTCTCCAGTCTTGGATTAATAAAAAAGGGAACAGAAAATCAATTATTTTGATTTCTTGTTCCCCCCGTCTCTGTCAATTTGCGCCTTTAAGCATGTGCAGATATTGTCAAAAGGGTTGTAGGTGCAAATTGCAGAAGCATTTCTTGATTTTTCAAAAAATTCACAGTCTTGAGGGGATAGTGTGTCATGTCCGATGCCGTCACATGTGGACATTACCCCGTAGGTGCACAGGTTAACCTGGGACCTGGTCGTCAAGACTGTGGTCCGCGCGTGCTTCAAGCGCGCTGCGAACACTCTTTGAGCCTTTTTTACCGTCTATGACAAAATCCTCCGGTTTCGGCTCCGGCGTATTCGCTTCTATCTCTTTTTGAATCTCCTCATTGTCCTGCTGTGATAAGTCTGGAAGCGTGTGTTTTACAATTTTTTCCTGTACGCGGTCTCTAAATGTTTTGCTCATAACCCGCGTCATTGCAGTGATCGCGTTATCAAGCTCAACTGACATTTCATCTATTGAAAATTCAGAGCTTCGCTTTATCTCAATTTTTTGATAAAGGTTTTCCTTGCCCTGCCATTTTAACCACAGCCTCAGTGCGGAAAGCTCTGTTTCGTTTAAATTTGCCGCTTTCGCCAGAAGAACAGAGTTTAACTGTGAAAATTCGTATCTTAAAGCCAGTCCCGATGCCACCCCGGACGTATCGCTTTTTCTTTGCCCGTGAATCCCTGAGAGGTGCGCGATCCTAAAAATTTCATCGGACTTTCTTTCAATCCACGAAAGCGCTGCTTCAACGGGCTCTTTTATCTCCGTTGGCATCCAGTCTGCCTTGGCGTCTTTTAGGCTGGGATCAAAATCGATGGTTGCTCGCGGACCAACGGCAAATTCGTCTTCTTCCTCGCCTTCACGGACTCTTGGAATCCGCATGATCGGAAAACCGGCCAGCTTTATCATTTCCTCTCCGCAGGAAAGGTTTTGCGTCATCGATGTAACAATCCTTGCGATATCGACAAGGTCGCTAATTCCAATTTCAGGGTGCATGAGGTCTTTTATGTTCGAAAGCCAGACAAACGGGATTTCTCCAAGCGGGTTTGTGTCTTCATCGATTTTTACCGGTTTTGCGAATTTTTTGGGTATCTGCCACTGTTCCCAGTGATCTTTATACCAAAGCGTATAGACGCTGCCGCCTTCATAAAGCTTTAAATATGAAAGTTCCCGGCGATGGGTTTCTTTGTTTTTTTCAAACTCCCAGTCGTATATGTTTTGTAAGGAATAAAGCGCGTAGTAGGGATATATGCCATTTGAAACTTCGTCTCTGACGGTAAGTTTTCCGGTCGGCTTGTTTACCAATATGCCGACGGACCCTCCGATAGATGCGAATTTTTGAGCTTCGTTTAGAAGAATGGTGTAGTCGGTCCCGTTTAAATCCGCGTCTTTTTTAAACATCTCCCATCGCGGGTCGTCTGCAAGGCCTTTTAGTTCACGAACGACATCTTTTTCCGTCAGATAAAAATGGAAAATATCAATAACGGTTTTTCCAAGGTTAAAGACATATCCGTCGCGAAGCCGTGCTTCATGGTTTTTTTCGCTTTCTCTTGGATGTCGATAAATTGCATAATCTATCAGCGCTTTCCCGCTGCGAAATACAAGGTCGTACAATACCCAGTCATCAACATAGTCATTATAAAGCTCGTGTTTTTCATCGAGCTTTTCTTTGGTCATCTTATCTTCAGCCATGCGCCACCTCTATTTCCATCTTCTCGCGTTTGCTGCAAATGTGGCTTTTTTCCGGATTGTGGGATTTTTCGATTTTTTTCCCTTGGCGATACACGCCGTTGTGACTTTTGAAAAGCCCTGGCGTTTTCACCACCTGGTAAAAGAGCCGCGCCTTGATTTTTTTATCCTGATTTTACTTTTTCTTTCAGCCATAATTTTCTTTCCCGCCGCCCTATTGCTGCATTAGCCTGTTAACTTCATTCTGCCATATGTTACGCTGTCGAATTGCTTCGTCAAGCTCCACTTTTTTTCTGCCGCTATTCGGGTTTTGAATACATTCCTGTTGTAAAGAATTTACTCTCATCGTCCAAAACAAAAGCCAATTTTGTGCATTTTGAATTTTTGAGTTTTTTTGTATTTGAAGCTGGTTTTTCTGAACACCGGCTATCATTATCTCTGTAATTTCTCTTGGCATATAGCGTTTATCCAGCGCCCAGGCAGCCCCGACTATTGTTCCGATCAATGACAAAATTAAAATTAACTGTTTAATATTCATAACGACCTCAATTTTATCAGTTTGCTATTTCCAAAACAAGGATTTCTTGCGTTTCACAAATCTTGGCTTACCGAACCAGTTTAAATACTGAGATGTGGCGTCCACCAGATCGTCATGTTTCCACAGCGGGAACCGCGCCATCTGTGTTTCAAATTCAACCAGCCATTTGGCTCGCTCCGGGATGTGAATCTTGCCTGCCTCTATCAGCGGAAGCGCGGAATCCATGCGGACCTGCTTTGAAGCTTCGGCGGGAAGCGCGATAATCGGAATTCTTGTTTCAGATAAAATATCCTGCACAAGGCTCTGTCCCGACGCCTTGTCTTCGACCAGCACGCGCACCTGTCCAAGATTTGCCTTTGCGTAAAAATCGTGCAGACCGATGACGTTTCTTTTTAAAGTGGGATATTTCATGCGCTTGTTCACCACATTTAAAAGATAACAGTCGGTGTCTGTCTCCCCCCACACCAAAAGCGCGGACGGGTCGTTTAGCTGCTTTTCCTTAAACGCGGTGTCAATTGATATGACAACCCTTTTTATGCCAAACGGCGCGGCTTTCTCATAATCGCCCTTAAGCGCCATGTGCCATTTGGCGTATTCGCCGTAGTCGTATTTTTTAAACAGCCGGATGTCCACCATTCCGCCTTCAGACGGCAGCGGGGTCTGCTGATACTGCGCGTTCCATTCCCTGGTCCCAATGGTGACTTTAATTTCATCAAGGCGTTCAAGCGGATAGTCGGTAGGCCACAGCGCCTCGCCCGCCTTTCTTCCGATCAGATCCTCTTCTTCTTCACAGACTGCAGGAAGTTTTAGAACCGCCCATTTTTCATGCTTCATTTGTTCCAGTAAAAAACCCGCAAGATCGTTGAAGTGCCAGCGCGTCATAACCAGTATGATCGCATTTTCAGGCATCAGCCGCGTATAGGCCACGCCCCTGTACCAATCGATCATTTTTCTTCTGGCGGTTTCAGATTCCGCTTCCTCCCTTGATTTTACCGGATCATCGATTA